TAACTCCAGGTAATCTATTTGAAATAAAAGGAGGTTCGACTTCAGGTATGCCAAGAACGTATACTGTAGAGTCAGATAATGAAACTGAAAGTTTTAGATTTGCACCCTCGCCTGATACGAGCTATACAGGTAAGCTTCAATATTATAAGGCTTTTACTGCTTTGTCTGATAGTAATACCTCTAATTATATTTTGGCTAACCATCCTGCTATTTATTTATATGGCTCCTTATATCACGCTAGTAATTTTATCGGTGGCATCGACCCTAACCAAACGCAACAATGGCTAGGTATGTATTCAGCAGCTCTTGAAAGATGTGAGAATAACGATAGACAAGATTCATATGGATCTGCACCTGTTGTTCAAAGAACAGATGTAAGTACAGATCTATCATTCTATAGGAGAAAATAATGCAGATACCTTTTGGAGAGTGGCTACCTGATCAACCTAAACATTTGAATCCAGGAGCTAACGTAGCAACAAATGTATATTACGCATTAAATTCTTATAAGAGATTTCCTTCATTAGTAAGCTATAGTTCTAATAATATTGGAGCTGATGCTAGAGGTGGTGGATCTTTTAGAGATAATTCAGGTAATGTATTTAATTTTGTAGCTAAAAATACAGATATATATCAATTAGCTAGTGGTACATTTACTTCTAGAAAAGGATCTCTTACTGGAGGTAATGATGATTACTTTACGTTTACTCAGTTTGGTAATCATATTGTAGCAAGCAATGGTGTAGATGCACCTCAATACTATTTAATGGGTTCATCAACTAATTTTGCTAATTTATCTTCAATAGCTACATCAGGAACTGTACCTACATTTAAAGTATCAGGAGTTGTTAGAGATTTTTTAGTTACAGGTAATCAACCTACTAATCAGAATAGAGTACAATGGTCAGGTATTAATGATATTGGTACTTGGCAATCAGGAAGCAAACAAGCTGATCAACAAGATCTACCAGGTTCAGGTGGTGAGATTGTACATATAACTTCAGGTGAATATGGATATGTATTTAGACAAAATCAAATTATCCGTATGGACTATGTAGGTGGTGCAACAGTATTTAGATTATCAGTTATATCTCCTAATAGAGGAGCTGTTTATGGTAAGACTGTAGCACAAGATAATAGACGAGTTTTCTTTTATGCTGATGACGGATTCTTTGAAATACAAGGAGATAATGTTATTGGTATAGGAGCAGAAAAAGTAAATAGATTTTTTGATCTAGATTTAAACAAAGCATTTACAGATAGAATATGTGCAGCTGTAGATCCATTTAATCAGTTAGCTATGTGGTTATATCCATCAACACAAAATCAAGCTAATACTACAGGTATTTGTGATAGAATTTTGATATATAACTATGCTACTAAAAAATGGTCATTAGCAGACACAAATGCTAGTTTTATATTTAGTCAGTTTGTAGGAGCTTATACAGTAGAGCTTATGAATACTATCTCTGAGAACCTAGAAAACATCAATATTGCCTTAGATACTGACTTTTGGAATGGTGGGCAGAGGTTTTTAGGAGCTATAAATAACTCTTACGAAGCTGCAATTTTCAGTGGAACTCAGAATATTTCTGAGATAGAGACTTCTGAAGTTGAGATATTTCCTGGTCATAGAGCTTCTATAACTGGTGTTAGACCTATAGTAGATGCTCAGGCTACAGTAACTATCAAGACTAGAGATAGATTAGCAAATGCTGCTACAGAATCTAGCTCAGCGACTATGACAGATAGTGGTATCAATCCTATTAGACAATCAGGAAGATACTTCAGAGCAAATGTCAAAGTACCAAGTGGTACGATATTTAATCATGGTCAAGGGATAGATATAACAGCTGTAAAAGCAGGTATAAGATGATGAAGTTCATTTTGGGTTTGATAGAAAAGTATTCATCTAAGCTAAATGTTTGGGCTTGGAATAAAAGATGGAATAAACGTGACAGACAAAACTGATATAGATAACGTAAGATATAGTTTCGAAACACAAGAGTTTTTTCAAAGACAAATTGAAGAAGCTATTAACACATTAATTAACGAAAAAAATACAGAAAATAATAAAGCATTTGCTTGGTTTATGGGAGAATAAATGGCAGGTATAAAAGATTATAGTACTACAGCAGGTAATAATACATCAGTAGGAGGTGTGTCTATTGCAGAAGGTATGTTGCCTTCTAACATTAATAATGCATTTAGAGCTATAGCTGCTGACGTAAGAGAATGGTATAATGATTCACAATGGGTAATCTATGGAGATGGTGATGGATCTCATACATTTACCTATGTTAGTGCAACAGCATTTAGAGTAGATGGTGCAAACGTAACTTCAGTTTATCATGCAGGACGTAGAGTAAAAGCAGTTGGATCTTCAACAGGAACAATATTTGGTACAATAGCTAGTACATCTTTTTCAACTAATACAACAGTAAATGTAACTTGGGATTCAGGATCTTTATCAAGTGAAACTCTAGTTATATATCTTGCAGCATTATCTAAAACAAATGATTCAATTCCTGAAGATTCTATTTCATCAGCTAAATTAACTTCAGACTCAGTAACAACAGCAAAGATTACAGATGCAAATGTTACTGCTGCTAAACTAGCAACCAATGCAGTAGAAGCTGCTAAGATTAATGCTAATGCAGTTACTGAAGGTAAAATAAATGCTGGTGCTGTAACCACAACTAAGATTGGTGCAGATGCAGTTACAAGTGCTAAGATTGCAGATGATAGTATTGATTCAGAACATCTTGTAGATGGATCTATTGATACAGCTCATCTTGGTGATAATCAAGTTACAGCTGCTAAAATAGCAGATTCAGTTATTGTTACTAATTCAGAACAGTCAGGATCTACACCTGATGATGTTTCATTTTTTACAACGTCAGCTTCTGATGGTAGATATTTTAGACAAGATTCAACAGAGACTATTTCATCAGGCGATACTTGGTCATCAGACAATGCTAGAGTAGCAACAACAGCTGCTATTGATGCTAGAGTTATAGATTTAGTAGATGATGTAGGTGGCTTTGTTCCAATAGCTAATGAACTAGCTTTTCCAAATGCTAACCCTGATGTTAATGATGGAGCAGGTACACTTGTAAGTATTAAAGCTTTATCTACAAACTATACATCAAGTGGTAGTGGAGTTATTACTATTGCTAATGGAACAGTAGGTAATTCTACAGTTACAATTAATGGAGCAGATAATAGCACAACTTACAACTCAGGATTTGGATTAATTGTAGAAACAACTACAACATTAAATACTTACACATTTCATAGATTAGTTCCAAAAGCTACAGAAGTTACAACAGTAGCAGGTAAAGCAACTGAGATTGGTAGATTAGGAACAGCTGATGCAGTTTCAGATATGAACACATTAGGTACAACACAAAATGTATCTGATATGAATACACTTGCTGCAATTAGTGGATTAGGTACTTTAGCAGCTAACTCAGCTAATGTTACTACAGTTGCAACAAATTTAAGTTCAGTAAATAACTTTGCTGAAGTATATAGAATATCATCATCAGCTCCCACAGATTCTTTAAATGTTGGTGATCTATATTTTGATACAACAGCTAATGAATTAAAAGTTTATAAGTCATCAGGTTGGGCAGCTGCTGGATCATCAGTAAATGGTACATCTGCTAGATTTAAATACACAGCTTCAGGTAGTCAAACAACCTTTACTGGATCAGATGATAATGGAAATACACTTGCATATGATGCAGGATTTATAGATGTATATTTAAATGGTGTTAAATTAGTTAATGGTACAGACGTAACTGTAACTTCAGGTACATCTGTTGTATTAGCATCAGGTGCAACTGCTGGTGATATTGTAGATATTGTTGGTTTTGGAACATTTAATGTTGCAGCAATCGCAGCATCATCAATTACATCAGGCACATTATCAGACGCAAGATTGCCAACTACAATGGCAACTAAAACTTTAACTGATGCTACTATTACAGCAGCTTATGGTGGACTAACAGCAAAAGGTGATGGATCATCTAATGATGGTTATATTCAATTAAACTGTCATGTTAATACTCATGGTGTAAAAATTAAAGCACCACCTCATTCTGCTGCACAATCTTATACATTAACTTTACCATCAAGTATTACTAATGATTA